ATCGAGCACTCAACGAACAGAGAACCACAGGTAAAAGAAGCAGGAACATTACCCAACACACCAGACACTTCAGCCAACACGTCTTTTTCGAAACTCATTTCATTCTCCTAATCAACTGTAGTTATTATACAGCAGGTAGGAACAAAAGGCAACAACTAAATGCAATGACCCTACAATCCTGATGGGATTGCAAGGTGTTGATTCTACAGGGATTTCAGGGAGCTAGAAGCCTCTAGGATAGAGGGCTAGCAGGGAGGTTTTAGCCTGTGAAGACGGAGCCTGCAGGGGCGATCTGGATGCCAGAACCGAAGAGTCGGCTATATTCGTTACGCATGGCGTCCGCTGGCTCACCTTCGGCTGCGATAGCCGTTTTGTTCAGATAGACCCGTCCAGAAACGTAAGGCATGTATGGAGCCAAACCGACTGCCATACCATTCTCAGTTTGTTGAAGCATGATACTCGCTGGAGTTTCAAGATGGTATCCAGCATCTGAGCTAGATGATGTATCAGCAATAAGTTCTTCACCACTGATCAATTTAAATACTTTGATTGTCATATCATTCCTCGATAACAAGTTGTTCAATAAAATCTGCTGCAAGATTTTGGTCCATGAAAAAGTTCACGCTCGATCTATCCATGTCAAAACAATGCTGACTCACTACCATAATCTGTTTGTTTTTATAAACAGATACCTTGAGTATCCAACAGCCACGGAGAACCGTGACGAAGGAGATTAAGTTGGGTGAGAGTCTTGCTTTCATACCTAGTATTTAGGTATTGTTGCGTCTCCAGTAGAAGTCGAAGGCATTATAATTTGTTTTAATTAACATATCATAAACTGCCATTCTATCTAAATATGCGTCTTTCATCACTGTGGCTACTGATGCTGGTTTAACTTCAACAGTAGCATCGGTCTCGCCACACTCACTAACAACAGTCATATCATTCTTTCGAGCGATATGTTTCATCACTTGGTTCTCAGTTAGGCAGTGCATAAACACTTCTGTGATTCCCTGAGTGCGCAACCAAGTCACTGCACGATCAAACATCTTCTGCGCCAAACCTTCACCACGATATTCTTTATCAACTGAGCATCCAAGTTCAGCATCACCATTCTTAACTGCAGCATGGCATGCAGCAATGATTCTACCATCTTCTTCGCAACCGAACCACTTGGACTCGTCGTCGAATGAAGAATGGATGTAATGTTCAATAAAGTTATCTGAGACCATAGCACCGAAACGTAATCGGCGATCTTCTCCCTGTAGCGATGTAAGATGTGCTACAAGTTTGTCTTCATCTAATTGGGATAATTTTCTTGGTATCATAATTGAGATGGGGGCGAAAGCCCCCAGTCGTTAAATCATTTTGTTTCGTAGAGCCTTAGCATAATACTGTCGTTCTAATTGTTCGACATGCATTGGTGTCTGAGGATTATGAGCCAAAATGTATTCTTCTAAAGTTTGGGATCTGTCACGGAACACATAAACAAAGAATTGTTTTAGTGCTTGTAACATTATTCACCTTCTTTTAGAAATTGCTTTCCAGAACCAGCTTTAACTGGAACCTTCTTAGCTTTTTGCTCTTCTGGAACCAATTTGTCCAAAGCGATCTTCAAGATACCGTTGAACAACTCAGCGTCCTTAACTTCATAAGAATCACCGATAGCCCATGCACGAGTAAATGCACGAGTTGCGATACCTTTGAATAGGTAATCAGCAGTCTCATCTGCATCAGCAGATTGTGCATTACCTTTAACGATTAGCTTACCACCGTCGATTGTTACGTCGATTTCGTTTGTGGCGAAACCAGCTACAGCAATCTCGATTGTGTAAGTGTTACCGTCTTTACGGACATTGAATGGTGGGTAGTTTGGGATGTCTTTAGTCAAGTCATCATGCAATGCTTGCATGCGTTTAAATTGATCATCGAAACCGACAAACACTTTGTCGAAGTCTTTGAAAAGGTCTTGGCTAAAAAATGCAGGTACGAACGATTTCGTCATTTGAGTTTCTCCTATTAAGCGAGTAAGTGATAAAAGTGTCTCCCCGAAGGCAAGACATTGCTGGTTACTTTATCCAGCGACAACTACGAGTGTCAGTGCAATTGCTCGGACGCCTGTTACCGTGACGACTAACGTGCCCTAAGGTGGGTCTATTAAGCTGCTGGAGTTTCTTCAGCTGCTGTTGTTTGTGCCAATGCTTGTGGGTCACCTTGTTGTTTGATTTTAACAACCAAGTTAGCCACTTCTTCGAATGGGTGCTTACCCAATACAGCAAGAATCATATTCACTTCATTAATTTCAAGTTCAAGTTTAATCATTTTGTTTTCTTTCCTATGTTATATTTCGGTACCAATTCCCATTGGTCTTTCTCTTTGTAAGAGACTACTTTAATTTGAGACAGCGAAGCCTTTTGATCAGCTTGCGTAGTATTTAGGATCTTTAACAGCTCCCAGTCCTGTAGCAAACTAGCAATTGCGTTGCGTCTCTCGATATCACCAGCAGTGATATTCGATTCTTTACCATCCAAAGCAAATAGTTCTTTGAAATGGACGATGAAATATCGACCTTGCTTATGTAAGATATGGCAAGATTGATATAGCTTTTGTTCTTTTCTGGATGCGATCCCGATGCGGGTAAGAGTTTCACGAACCTTCAGAAATGCATCTGGTTCAGGCAACGTCACCTCGAGCATAGACTCAGGAGTCCAGTCGTAATAAATCACTTCAACAGTCATGATTTTCCACCTTTGTATAATTTTTCTTTTATCATAATCAAGTGTTCGTCGGAAAGGACAGATAATGCCTCTTTCGCCTTTTCGCTTGAATACCCATAGTACTCTTTTACGAGTTCCAAAGAAGCGGATTCAGCGTCGGCTTTTGCCCATTTACTGAAACGTCGTTTCTTCGAAATAGTATTTAGGAAAAAAGAAAATTGCCAGTCAGCTGGACAGTCGTGATGTTGATTCATCACGTTAGCTTGCATAACTGTATCGGGGAAATATCCCAAGGCTCGGTTCACGATAAACTTAACCTTGTTATAATCTTTAACTGCTTCTGGATCTCCTGCTAGTAAATCAACTTTAGTTTCGTTGATGGCTTTAACATAATCGAATGGACTCATTTAGCAAATCCAACTTCCTTAAGATTCTCTGGAGTTGCAGCGAATCGTTTTTCTGGATAGCGTTTAGCCAATGCATCTTCTAATTCATTACGAGTCGAAGCCTGAGCCATAAACTCATCAGTCTCTTTATTGAAGACGTAGTATACACCACTATGATGTTCAATTTTAATCTGGATTAAGTCTTCGGCAACCTGTTTAAGATCTTCACCTAGTTGTTTCATTATGTAGTCAACTCGGCGTTTAGCCATCTCCTCACGGAGAACCCAACCAAGAATAAAACCTAATGTAAAGATACCAAAGATAGACAAAAATTCTTCCATATCAACCTCACTTGAATTTACATTGCATCATAATCTCAGTCATAGCAGCCATGATGTTTAGTTCATGGTCAGCTACGAACGCAGCTTTGTACTGATAATCAGCAAGGATCAAAACCAAATTAGGGATCGATCCAGCTTCCATAGTACTGGCAGAAGTGTCGTATAGTTCACGGAACAACGATACTGTATCGGCATCAGAGTTCTTAGCAACCCACTTACGAACGTTGGCGTAGTCTTTCTCTTTGAGATTCTTCACCAAGTCTTTGTAGGATTCTTCGTTGAGGTTCAGAAGAATACCAGAGTCGATCTTACCAGAAACAGAGTAGCGTTGAAGTTCATTCAACATACGACGGTAATCTGGAAAGTATTTAGTGACAAGTTCAGCCACTACCTTCGGATCAAACTCAACACCTTCTTGTTTCAAAATCTGAGTGGCACGTTTGAAGAACGTACCAGCCAAGACCTGTTTGTCCTTGTTCTCGATTTTGAAGTCGATAACTGCACAACGAGAATGGAGTGGTTCAATGATCTTATTCTTGTAGTTACAAGTAAAGATGAAGCGACAGTTGTTGCTATATTCTTCGATGAAAGAACGCAATGCTGGCTGGACTGACTGGGCGTTCATATAATCAGCTTCGTCGATAATGATAATCTTCTTAGCGTCTGTCAATGAAACAGTCGTGGCAAATCCTTTAATGGTTGTACGAAGAACGTCAATTGAACGACCTTCCTCCGAACCGTTCACCATAATATACTCAGCGCCGATCTCATTACAAAGAGCCTTTGCTACAGTAGTCTTACCTACACCAGCAGTACCAGAGAATAAAAAAGTGGGTAGCTCGCCCTGAGCAATGTACTCTTTAAACGTTTGTTTAAGTGCATCTGGCAGAACACACTCATCAATCGTTTGTGGACGGTATTTCTCTACCCACAGAAACTGTTCTTCACGTGATTCAATCATAATATAAAGGTCTCAATTTAGAATTCGAAAGAAGAGTCCGCTTCAACAGCTACGTAATAAACCAAGTCG